CAAAACCTTCACAATCGAAAGATTGGTTAAATGATTGATTTGGAGTGTATTGGTCTCCACACTTAGAAGTTGCATCAATTGTTCCTAAAGTTGATGTCAAAGAGTTAGAAGTCAAACAAGCTACTGGCTTGTATGTTCCATCATTGTTAATGTCAGCTAAGAGGATATAATCTCTACCGCTTACTTTTGTTTCTGCCATTTTATTTAATTTTAATTTTGAGTTATGGTTATGTTATATGTTATTAATACTCTAAAAACGTTATCTAAAGGGTTTAAGCCATCTAAATTCCTTATGCTTTCTACACTTAAACTTGAAGCAGTAAACCCATTTGATAGGGTTATAACTGTATCCGAGTTTATATCTTCTAACACTAAATCGCTTATAGCTTCAGCACGTTTATATCCAAAGTTAGCATTTTTTGTAATAATATCAACTATGATACTAATTGTATTTGTGAAGCCTGTTTTACCTTGCTCTTGACTTGATGTTCTCCCAGTCATTACAATATACTCATCACCAGCACCCTCTGGAGCAAAACCATCGTAAACAACCAATCCACTTGCACTTGTCAAGTTGGTATAAAACCATTTCTTTATCTCAATATTAGGATTTAACATTCTTTAGTAATTTAGTTATTCTTTCAATTAATTTAGGTTTTTCATTTTCAAAGGCTGGTATTAAGAAAGGTTGTGGTCTAATGTTTATTTTAGCTGGATTTTTACCCTTAAATAAAATAGCTAATTCTTCATACCCAGCTGGTACAGTTACTTCTGTTCCTGTGCCAAATTCAATGTATGGAGCATATTTTGCCTTTGCGCCAACTGTAAAAACAACCTCTTGCTTCTTACTATCTTCCTTTAAATAAATACTATTCCTTAAAAAACCTAAATCAACAGGTGCAGACCTTTTAGCATTAGATTGAATAGTTAAAGCAGATGCGTTCATTTCATCCCTTACTTCAGCTTGTATCTTAACATCTAATTTATCTAAATCTTTAAATACATCAGCCAAATTTATCATATCTAAAGTAACTCTATCCATTACTTGTAAATTATTAACTCCAAGAACCTATTTTGGTTCTCTACGTTCTTAATGGAATGTATTGTATATCTATCGCCTTCAACCTCTACCTCATCCGAATCTGTTATAGTAGCTCCAAAACGAATATAAAGGCGGTTTCTTTGGTCAAATTGCAATTCCGACTCGCCTACCTCACGAACTTGATTATCTGGTCTTAAATCACCCCAAACTGTGCTTTGTAGGGCAAATGTGGTAGTGTATCCACCTTGACCATCACTTGTTCTTGTGGCAGCATAGATTTTAACCTCACGAGTCATCGTGTTGGCATCAACGTAATTTGCTTTCGCTTTTCCTAACTTCATATTATAAAATTGGGCTTATTCTTGTCCATCTTTGACACGCTTTCCAAGACTTCTCACAAATACCAGAATCGCCATCTAATCCTCTATTCTCGTAGTCATAAGAGATTTGGTCTAATATGGCTAATTTAAGGTCTTTAGGGATAGTTGTATAACCAGCCTCATAAGTAGCCTTTAAGTTGGCATATCTTGGTGAAACTAATTTAGGAAACTCATTGCCTATCAATTGTAAATTAGGAGTTGTAACCTCTAATCCGTCTTGCTCCATATCAAACAACTCAAACGTATCAATGTCAACTGGTCCGAAAGGAATCTCAAAATTACCACTTACATTGTTGAAATAAGTAGTTATGTCTTTTGGTATTAAACTCAATCCTGTTGCAACTTCAATAGCCTCTCTTGCTTGTGTAATCATTAACGTAATCAAAGTATCTTCAGCGGTTGTAGTAACACGGCAATACAATTTTGCTTCTGCTAAAGTAACTGGCTCTACTATTGGTGCGATAGGAACGGCACTAAAGTCATTAATATAATTATTATAAGACATACCCTTTTTTTACAAAATTACTTAATTTATTCCAATAAAAAACCCCCACCGAATTGGTAGGGGTCATTATTTACTAAACCTTTAGAACTATACGTTACCCATATCTGCATAGATAGCAGATGTAGTCAACATTAAGTTGATGTCTTCGTAACACTCAATACGAGCAGTTACCAAGTTCTTTTGGAAGTTTTCGCCATTCTCATAAGAGAACTCAATTGCTAAACCTTCAACTTCAACTCTCTCTAAGTAGCTATTGTCAAAGATTAATACTTTGTCATCAGTTACCCAAGAAGCAGATACAACAGGTACACCCCAGATTGTGATTCCGCCATTAGGAGAAACGATAACACTACCATTACCAGCATAGTAACCAGCAGCAACAGTTGCTTTCAATAAGCGACCCATTTGCGTTTGAGATACTAAAGCATAAGAAGGAACGAAGTTTGCAGTCTTTTGGTTACCGATGTAATCAATCAATTGTAATAAATCGTTAGTTTCAGCAGTTGTAGTTGAACCAGTTGCAGCACCAGATACAGTAGAGAAGAACGCAGCGTTCTCAGCCTTGAAGAAATCTCTTTGTAACATTCTTGGTAAAGTTTGAGTCATAAAAGGTAATGACTTTAACATTTGCTTAGAGAAAGTAGAGAAACCAGCAAGGTAGTCATTTACAACTTTAACTTCAGTCAAAGAGTAGTTGTTCTCACCTTTGTCAGCACCTTCAGTTTGAGCAGCGATGTTGTTAGTCAAACCAGCGTTCTCACGATAGTAAACATACAATCCGCTTTCGCTTCTTACAGTTGGGATTAAATCACGGAAGTTGATGCTTTGAGCTGGTTGGATAGCTGGATTAGGAGCATAAGATGCTTGAGCATCACCAGTTAAGTTACCAGATAAAGTCATTGTCTTAACATCTGATAAATCTAAACGATACTTACCATTGTTCTTTAAAGACTTCTCCATTGCATCGAAATTGCCATCTAATTTCTCTAAGATAACTTCGTCAATGTGCTTTACTTCTTTCTTAGCAGCTTTCTTTTGAGCAGCTAATTGTCCGTCGATTTGTTTTTGTAACTCGTCTTTTACAACAGTTACTTGTGCAGCCACCTCTTTAATTTGAGCTTCTGCATTAGCTTGGAAACCTTTAAGGTTCTCTGCCATTTCGTTGATTAAATTTTCCATTTTTACTTTTTAAATAGATTGTTAAATTGCTTAATTGCCTTTAATACTTCCTCGTTATTCTTTTCTTCAACCACTGGTGTCGGCTCAACTGCTTCTGCGGGTTGAGTGATTGTTTCAGTAATTTCAAAAGCCAATAACTCGGCTTGTATTTGTTTTATTTGAATCTCCATCAAAGCAAAGGTGTCGTCTGTGAAACTTCCACCTCTAAATGCCTTGATTAAGTTTTCTAATCTCATTGATAAGTTTTCTTTAGTTTCTTTGAACTCACCCTTGAAACCCAATGTTGGTGTTTCTGGATTAGCACCCCAAAGAACCGCAGAACCTTCATATAGTTTTAATTCGGTAATTGTACGCACACCAGTCTTTTGGTTTACATCCGACTTTAACGTACTAAAACCGATTGAGTGTTGATTGATTAAACCAGCTTCATATAACTTGATAGCATCTTCGCCACATTCAGTTTCTATTAAGTCAGTAACCGCAACAAGCATATCGCCTTCGATATATAACTCTTTAGGCTTACCCAAAGTATGTGCCATATCAGCTTTATGATCTACTAAAGACCAAATCATATTTTTGCCTTTTGGTCCACGCTCTTTGATAGTCTTGGTAAACGCTTCAGCAACGATAATATCGTTATCTAAATCAACGTTCCCAATTCTTGACCAACACGCTTTTACTGTTCTTGATTCTGGCTCTATATCCAAAATCATATCATTGTAGCTTTTGTTTTCAATCTTACTCATATAACAAAGTTATTAATTTTTTTTAATCTGCTAACAAATCTCTTATTAAGTTAGAAATTTGCATCAAAGCCACATTATTTATCAGATTCCAAACTAACCCCATATCTCCCATTGGTGGGTTATCTTGTAACCTTTTTGGCTTACCATCTGTTCCTCTTACGGCTTCATAGCCTAACGTACAACGGCAATTGATAACATCCCCAGCACTTCCACTTGGGTCGCAAGGATGTAACATTTGCTCAAAACCGCCATTCTTAGTTTTAACATTAAATTTTTCATCGTAAGCTACTTTTATTCCATCCATATGATAATGGTCAAACATATCTCGTGGCACTCGCCTTGTTCGGTTATCCCTCGCTGCTATCCACTCCTTCATAGTTACAAGTCCAGTTGCAGCCGTGCCTACCATTGAGCCAATGTTCGCTGCTCTACCTGTTTCCGTTCTTGCTATCATTTCAGCTCTGTAATCCGTTATCCCAGCCGTTCTTAATAGCTTGATTGTTTCTTGCATTGTCAAACCTTCCTCAACTGACTTCATTAAGTATTGTTGAATTTGGTTCTTTGTTGTTTGTGTTATTTCGGCAGCTATATTATCTAATCCTTTTAATTCAAGATAAGTCAACATCACATAAGTAAACAAGTCAGTTTGCTTACTTTTAAATTCCTCTGGTCCGTAATAACCTTTAACCGATTTAGAAACGTTTTTCTCGGCAATTTGTGCCATCTTAACGCCCATTGCAATATGAACGTTTTGGATGGTCTTTTTTATCTTCTTATCGCTTATAGCGTTTAAATCTTGGGTATCGCAATAAGTATCCACTTGCCTTTGTAGTTCTTTCTTGAACTTAGGTGAGTAGGTTTTTATTGCGTTTAAATATAGTTTTCTATAATCTTGCCAAATCATTTGTTAGGATTGTATGCCCAGTTCTTTAAGGAAATATCCCTCTTAGATGGACACTCTTTGTTTACAGGTTTGCCTTGCTCCATATTTTTCATTCTACTAACAAAGCTAATCGTTCTATTTGCTGACTTAACTTCATTTGCACCCCAATCAGCCTTTTTCTTGCTCAATAGATTTAAGTTCCTATTTACTGGACTCCTATCTAATGATGCTAAACGTGAGCATTTAGTTTCACTCCAAGCCTTTAACTCCGAGTAAGACATATTTACTGTTTCGTGATACTTTGCGTAAACTTCATCAATAACCTCTTGAAGGTCGGCTTTTAGGTCAACCTTTAAATCAAATAACTTATCTATAATCTCTTGACTATTCATTTGGTAGCGTTAATGGTTGAAATTCATCTGGACTTTGTAAACTTGAAGGGATGTATAATTTTTCCATTTCAGCTTGGTCAATGTAAGGTGGAATCTCTAATCCCATAATATCCATCTTTTGCTTTGGCGCAATCCACCAAGCCTTATCCAACCATTCAACTTGTTCTGCTTTGTTAGCTTCTAATTCGCTATAAACAGTTGGGTCAAAGTCAACATAAATATCGCTTCCACGATAACCCCAATCCGAATGTAGTTTTCTATTTAAGTTATCTCTAATACCAACTAACAAAGGAATAGCACAACGAACTGTCAATGCTTTCTCGCCTTCTCTTTGGTTGTTGTAAGTCTTGTTATCAGCATCGTTTAATAATTGAGAAGGTACTCCGTAAATGTTACAAAGTGCTTTCATATCCCACTTTTCACTCTCAATGATATCTAATTCAACAGGACTTAATCCGATTTGTTTCCAATCTACTTTATAACCACTAACCGCAATTGAATTAAAGTTAGCAGAGCCACCTTTTTCGCTTACTGCTCTTTTAAGTGCTTGTGCTTGTTGTGTTCCACTTATAGGGTCAAAGCGTTCATCATTCATAAAAAGAACTCCAGCTGGACCACCATTCTGGAATGAAGCAACCGCTGCAGTCTTGGCTTCGTTGGAACGAGTTAAGTTTCTCGCAGCAGCCATTAAAGGAGATTGACCATATAGTTGATTGCCAGTTGTATTCCATTGTAAGTTTATGTATTTATCTTGTAGTACTTCTTGCTTACTAAAGTTCCAAAGTGGACCATAATTTAATTGATAACCACTAATCGTTGGAGGAAAGTTTTGAATGTCCGCTAACACGTACATATATTGAGAAGGAAGCACGTACAACTCATACGGCTTACCATCATTATTTCCACCTTCAATCATCTTTGCGTAAACAAAAGAATTACCTGTAACTAATTTAAATGTACACCAAGCCTCTACGAAATCGCCAAATGTATCTTCTTCATTAGGATATTTTAATAACTCGTTTAATCTTGCATCTTTTGTATATATTTCAAACGCTTTCTTATGTAGCTTTTCAACATCCTTCCAGTTTTCAATCTTATCTGGTTGGCTCATTAACGCTTTGTATTTCTTTGCAGAAGTTTCATCAACTACTTTGTAAACGTGGAATGGAGCAAGTTTTGCTTTGTCCGCAATTAATTTAACGATTGAATAAACTATGTCATTTGCTGAATAACCATCATTAACGAAACTAATGTTATCGCCACCTTGCCAAGTTATTATCCCTTGTTGTATTGCAACTTGTCCGTTAAAAGGAATTTGAGGTAGTACAGTAGATAGTTTTTGTCTTTTACCAAAAAAGTCAAGTAATCCCATTATATATGAATTTTAACAAAGTTAGACAATTTATCCTAAAATACCGACACCTCAAATTTTAGCTTGGTTAAATGCGTAAACACGGCATACCTACAAGCATCCATCAAGTCATCATTTGCCTTTACAGGTTCTTCAATTACGTTATCGTTTTTATCCTTTTTCCATTTGTAAGACATAAACTCCCTTCTAAGGTTTTTGCTATTGTAGTGTAAGTTTATTGGATAAGATTTCATCTTTACAATTCCTGCCCATACATCCTTTTGCGCTGGTTTGATGTTAAACCCTTGTCGGTAAAGTTCCTCAATAGACTTAGGTTCTGCTGCATCCGCATAGATTGTTGCTCTTTCAGGTAGTTTCTCCCTAATCAATCTTGATAGATCACTAAGAGTAAGTCCGCTTTGGTAAACTATTTCCTCAAAGTAGTTTTGTCCTTCATAATGAGTAACCTTAACTAAAGCAGCTGGGTGAACGTAACCAAAGTCCAATCCGTAAAATACATCCCCATCTGGTGCTTGATCGTATTGTTTCCATTGAGTGTATATGATTTCTTTTGCAGAGCCTCGTTCCCCTAATCCGTACACCTTCCACATAAAGTCATCCGGCAAATCTTTGTATTGCTCAATGTTTTTTATTTGGCTTTCGCTAAGGTTTGATATGTTGTTTAGATAAGTAGAATGGATGCGTTTGTTAATTGGGTTATCGGCTACCTCATATACCCAAGAAATAAAGTCTGCTGGATTCCAGTCTAAGAATGCTTGACCAGTTGTACGAATTAAAAGCTGGTCAAACAAAGCCTTGCTAATAAGGTTTGCCTCGTTTACGAATAATATATCCCTTGCTGGTCCTTTTGCTTTGTCTGGGTCTTCTAATCCAAATAACTCAATGTATGAGCCGTTCTTAAACGTATAAATGAAATCGGTATATCTGAAATCCTTTTCATCCCAAATACCCCATTGCTCCATAATACCTTTGAAATCCCTATAAACACCACGCTTAATATGTGGTAGGGAATGAGATACGCACGAAATTCTTGTATTAGGCTTGGTTAAAGCTATGTGGATTAGTAACTGAACAACCGAATAGCTTTTGCTTGACCTTGACCCACCTTCATTGCATATTATTGGATAACCTTCCTCGTATGCCTTTTTATTGGCATAGAATACAGGTGTAGCCTTAATCTTTAATTGGTTGACAATCTGCATCTGGTTCTATTGTGATTTGCACATTACCCTTAATGTCAGCGGTGATGTCGGTTGTTTGCTTAGGCTTACCTTCTAATCTATCGACTACTGCTTCATAGGCTCTTTGATCTCCTCTTAATGCCTTTGATATCATTTGCATATCCATAAGTTCAAGCACAGTAAAATCTTCTTCTTCGCCTGTAATTGGGTTGCGTTTCTTTTGTACTAATTCAAGCAATCTAAGTAAACGAGTCTTTGAGTTTTGAACTCCTTTACCCCTACCTTTTGGGTTTCTTACCTCGCCTTTTTGTGCTGGGATTAAATTATGTTCATTTGCCATATTCTCTTAATTTCTTCTATATTTTACAAAGATAAGCCACAATTAGGGCAAACCTTTCCTTTTTTGGTATTGTCTATTGATTTTGGTTCTTCATTACTTGGTACTAAGAAGTCTACATTAACACCCCAATCGCTTAAATCTTCTAATTGCCAATTATCATTTGCCAACATATCCATATCCCACATTCCATAGTGAGTGTTATCAATTACGAGTAACTTTTGCTTTTCTCTTTCGGTTAAGTTAGGCATTTTAATAACAGGTACATCTTGTATGCCTAATTCTAAACAAGCACGATACCTTTGATTACCTCCTAAGATTACATTGTTTTCATCTATAATTAACGGCTTTGCTTCAAGTAACTTTTGGTCATCTTGAATAGACTTAACCAACTTAGCAAAGTCATCACCATCAATCTTTCTTGGGTTGTTTGGGTTAGCTTTTATTTCGTTGATATTCATTATCTGTTTTTAGTTGGTGTTCGTATTGAAATAATGCTATCTGCTTTCTTTTCTAAATTGTCATAACCAAGCCATTTACCACACTTGCTACATTCAAACTGCGTTTCTTTTATCTTACCGAACCATAGATAGCC